AGTCAGAGACTATTTTAAAACACGAGGAAAAAGAAGGATCCGCCGAATTGGAACTAACGACCGGGGAGAAGTTCATGTGGAGTTTTAACGCCAAAGGTGAAAAGCTGATATTTGTTACAGAAAAGAATATCAAAAGCAGCGTAACCAAGGACATAGCTGCTTATTATTTCCCACAGATATTTGACGTGGATAAATTCCTAAACCAATCCCCGGCAGAGCAAAAGAAGACTTTACAGAAATTAACCGGAATTGATTTCACCGAAATTGATAAAGCATATAAAGATGCTTACGATCAGCGCGCCTTCTTTAATAAGCAGTTAGTAATAGAAAAGGCTAAGGCCGAGGTTGTGGATGATAAGCTTCCTGCCGTGGAAATTGATTTTAGTAAATTATTAGAAGAACTGCACGGAATTGAGGCGCATAACCTGCGGTATGATAATGTGCAAAAAGGTATGACCGAAAAAGCTGATAATATCGAAGAAATAAATCAAGAGATTTCGGAATTGCAGAAAAAAATAGTAAATCTTAATGTAAAAATTGATCTGTTAAAAAATGATATTCGGGCTGGTGAAAAATGGATAGGGGAAGAAAAAAATCAAAAGAAGGAAAACAAAGAAGATTTGGAAAAACAAGTCCTGGATGCCCGTAAACAAAATATTGCTATCCTGGAAAACAATAAGGCTATACAACAACAGGAAGTAATAAGCAAGGCTCAACACGATGCCGATGAGTGGGACCGGGAAGTAAAAAGGATAGACGCTGAAAAGTTGGATGTAATTAAGAACGCCTCCATGCCCGAAGGTTTTGGCTTCAATGATGAAGGAATTACCTACAATGGTTTTGAGTTTAGTAAACAACAGCTTAGTAGCTCTGCTTTGGCAATAGGAGCATTAAAGCTTGGCTTATCAACTTTGGGCGAGGTTAAGACTTTATATTTTGATGCCTCGTTTTTAGATAAGAATAGTTTAGAAGAGGTTGAAAAGTGGGCAGAATCTGAAAGCCTTCAGCTTTTGATAGAACTTGTAGACCGCCAAGATGGACCCATCCATTATGAAATTTTACAACCGAAAGATTATTTTTTTACGTTCGTAATTCAAAGATCACAAATAAACAAGTCCTTAAAAGTTTATTTGATCCCGATGGTACCGGCTCGGTATCTTTAAAAGATGGCCGGTATGAATGTGAGATTACTTTTGATAATAAAAGGTCGTTACCACAAAATTCTTATTTCCACGCTATGCTACCTTTGATTTTACGAGGTTTACAAGATTTAGGCTGGCGAGATGAGATAAGGAATACGGATGACGTAAAGAGGTTTTTAAAGGCAAAATTTTTACTATCGACAATAACTAACCACGATACCGGGGAAGTTGTAGAGTATATTAAAGACACTCACGAGTTAACAGTAAAAGAGTTTACTGATTTTGTTGAAGATATAGCCAAGTGGTGTGCTGAATATTTAGGATTTGCTTTGCCGGCCCCAGGATCACAGGGAGAATTTGAATACTTTAAATGATAAATTATGAAATTAGCATCAGTACAAAAAATAATTAATATCGAGCTTATAGACGGTGCTGATATGATTGAAAAAGCAACCGTGTTGGGATGGAGTATTGTTATTAAAAAAGGGGAGTACAAGATCGGGGATTTATGTACCTACATTCAAATTGATACCATTGTTCCCGAAACTGAATATTTTGATTTTTTACGTGAAAGAAAATACAGGGTACGGACAATAAAACTTCGCAAACAAATTTCACAAGGATTAATTGTTCCGCTTCCAAAAGGAAAATGGAAAGAAGGTGACGATGTTACTGAAGTTATTGGAGTAAAAAAATATGAAAAACCTGACACTAATCCAGAAAGATTTGAAAAGCCACGTATGCCAAAGAAGTGGTATAAAAAATTGATATATATTTTTAAATATAATTTTATTTATAAAGTTTTTCCTTCATTAAAAAGAAAACAGCGTAGTAAATTTCCTACACATCTTGTAAGCATTACAGATGAGGAAAGAATCCAAAATATGCCACAAGTTTTAAACCAATATAAAGGAAAATTATTTATTGTTAGTTACAAACTTGATGGCTCAAGTATTACTGTTATTCATTCAAAAATTTTAGGTAAAAGTAAATTCAGAATATGCAGCCGCCGGTTTGAATTACACGATAAAAAAAATGATTGGTATAGGGTTTTTAATGATACTGATTTTAAATACGAAATATTAAAGTTGGTTGAAAATTTTGAAACTAACGATATAATTGTACAAGGTGAGGCGATAGGAAAATTTAATGGTAATCATCATAACGTTACAGATCAAATAAGACTATTTAATATCTATGTTAATGGTAAACGTTTAAATCAAAAAGAATTTATATCTACGTGTCTTAAAATGAATATTCCACATTGTCCAAAACACAAAGAGGTTGTGTTAGATCATTCGTTGGGAGAGATTTTAAAAGAATCTGAGATAAAGGATTTAATTAATCCACACGCAGATGCCGAGGGTTTGGTTTGGCGCTGCGTGGATGGAACAATATCATTTAAGGTTATCAACAATCGTTATTTATTAAAATACGAATAGTATTTATTTCTATCATCAAAACATCTTATCTTTGTCTAAGATTTATAAAAGATAAAATAATGGGCGGAATATATCAAATACGAAATGTAATAAATAATGATGTTTATATTGGGAGTGCTATTGATTTTTACCAAAGAAAAAAGAAGCATTTTAACTCTTTGAAAAATAATACACACCATAGTAGACACCTACAAAGTGCAATAAAAAAATATGGTATTGATAAATTTGTTTTTGAAAAATTAGCTACCTGTCCTAATGAATATTTATTAAAATTGGAGCAATGGTTTATTAATGAGATAAAACCAAATTATAATATCTGTATTACAGCAGGAAGTAGTTTAGGATTAAAGAGAAGTAAGGAGACAAAAGCCAAATATAGTATTGCTCAAACCGGCAATAAAAAATTTTTAGGCAAAAGACATAGTATAGCAACTAAAGCAAAATTCTCTAAAGCAAGAAAAGGGATAACCCCAACAAATGCAATTTTAGTATCATCAGAAAAAAGGAAAGTAAAAATAGTTCAAATGGATTTATTAGGAGTTGAAATAAAAATTTGGAACAGCATTAAAGAGGCTGGGGTAAGTTTAAAAATTCCTCCTACTAATATTTGTCAAGCAGTAAATGGTAAATTAAAAACAGCAGGAAAGTTTAAATGGCGTTGCGTGGATGATAATATGAGTTTCAAAGTAATTAATAATAAATACCTTTTAAAAGAACAATAATGATAACATTTTACCAGTGTCTTACGGAATACAAAAAACGTAAAGATGCTATTGACTTTTCAAAAAATAGGCTTAAAAAGATAAGCAGTTATTGTAAATATGTTTATGATAGTGGCCCAGGGTCAACAGTAACCTATACAGAAAGCCGGGAAGGCGAAGAAACTTTTACAGTAAGATCATACCCGAATTATTTCAAAAAATTTATTATGTCGGTAATTTTAAAGGCTCATAATAAATAGGTAAAAAAAGTTGAATCTCCGGTTACTAAAATTCGTAAACGGATCCCGGTTAAAGTTTCTTTGGAGTATTCGGCAAAACCTAAAAAATAATTTTTTTATTGTATTAAATTAGTATACTTTTATAATTGCAAGATAAATTTTTATTCAAATGATTTTAAACAAAACTACTTCAAACTTCTTGGCACAGTTGCCTTTTATTTTCATTTCTGAATTTAATTTTGCCTTGCAGCAATAAGAGCCTCTCTTTATAGGGAGGCTTTTTTTTATTTTATTTAAGTATATTTTTCGGGGAAATAACAACGGCTCAATATGCTTATGATTTAATTGCTGTTAGAGCGTAGGGCAGGGTTTAAAGCAGCAACCCAAGCGAAGTAAGACTGGGTAAACCTGCAAGGCCATTACCGGCTTTAAATGGAGCTTACAAGTTAACCAGCGGTAATGCCTGGTTAGCCTGAGGACGGGGAAGCCGATAGATTAAGGCAAAAAATCCGTTATTTCAGGATGCTAACAAGTGTAAAAACTTGGTAAGGCAAATAGCGTCCTGAAAACAAAGAAACCTCCTGATTTGGCAACTTAATGTTTCTTAAAATGAATAAAAAATGCAATTAAGAGAAAACCAAATAAAACCTGTAGAAATAGGAATTAATTTCTTTAAAGAAAAAAATCCTAAGCCTTCTATAATTGTTGCACCTACAGCATTTGGAAAATCTATTGTTATTGCTAAAATTGCAGAATCTGTAAAAGACAATATACTTATCCTGCAACCTACAAAGGAATTATTAGAGCAAAATTTTAATAAATATTTATTGCTTGG